AGCTTGTCAAGCTTTATTTAATTGAGTAGTCAAAATCTTTGTCTATCAGCCCAAACAGATACTCGGCAGGTGTCAGCTTTCTCATATAGACCACGTCCGGCTGTCCGGCTGTCCAGTTCGCTTGCCTGTCCACTTCCAGGAACCCATACTTCTTATAGAAGGTCGTCAGGTAACCATCGAAGCAATCAAGGTGCTGAGCGCCATTGTCAATAGCTGACTTCATGATAGCAGCTCCGTTGCCCTTGTTGATAGAAAAGACGGACGTTAGTTCTCCCGTGTCATCTATAGCAAATCCCATGCCATTGTTGACAAATCCATCATAAGCAAGGTAGTAGTTAGTAGTCAGATCTCTTTCTATCTCCTGTACTGGTGTAGTAGCCTTCCGGACATTATCATTGACAGCCTGAGCGAACTCAAGGTTATTAATGAATACGTTGTAGCTTACTTTCTTGAATTGTTTCATGGTAGCTCCTTAATAGCTCCTTATGGTACGTTGTTGGTTACTTGCATCTTATCAGATGCTTTCTTGCCTGTCAAGAGTTTATTTAAGTGATTAACCTTTTCTTGTATGGTATCCTCTATAATCTCTATAGAGCTTGTTGTCTCTACTTCTTTATAGACTCCCATGGTCAAGCTTTAAACTCTTTACTACCCCTTGTATCTCCGATCAAGGACAAAGTGCCGATTGTTTCCGGTCTTGTTAAGGTAACCTTATAGAGTATCCCAGTGTGTCAATCATTCTATAAGGCTTCAATCTGTCTTGCCTGTCTTGCTTGCCTAAGCTCCCAGTGTGTCAAGCTTAGGATGGTACGACCGTTTTTGGTTAGTCGGTCAAACTGTCTTTGTTGTAAGATCTCAGTAGCTCGTGAATTGATCCTCTAAGGAATTCGAACGAGCTACCCTGACCTTGTTTTACATACTACAGGAAAGATTTTGATCTGTCAACAACTTTTTTCACATGGTAGCATAATATTTGTAAGTACCTGAAAGTACAGGCTTAATAAGCTTCTACTTTCTTCTACCCTCTTACCTTTATAGCCTGTCAAGCCTTTCTTGCACGTACCATGAAATAATCCAAGGGCTTCCAAGGACAGGCATACAAAGGTAGGTATATCAAGGTGTTCTATGGATATAATAAGAGCAGGGAGAGAGAGCAAGAGCAGGGTAGGAAAAACTATAGATGACATGCTGTCCTACTGTCTGGCTGTCAGATCCTTAGGCGTATTAGAAGTTATACGGCATGCTATAGAATGTTTGGGTAGCCTAACATTATTGCCCTACCCTCTCTGTCTGGCGACAGGCTTCTATTATTCTTTGGCTTGCCTAACATTCTTGTAGTGCCAAGGTATATCCAAGGCTATCCAAGTAAAGTTTGGCTTGCCTAACATTCTTTCCTATAGCATACAGGGCTTGCCCTCTCTGACTCCGTCAGGCATGCCTAACATTCTAAGTAGTGCCAAGGTATCCAAGGCATGCCTAAGAATGTACGGGAAAGCATAGACATTCAAGAGAGGGCATAGGGGGAGAGAGGGCTGGCTATATGGGTAAAACTTGCCCTACATAACCAGATCAATTTTTTCATCTCTCTTTTCATAGAACGTCTTGCCATTCCTATAACATCTAAGTACATGCCAAGGAACAACCAAGGTACATTCTATCTACGTTCTATCTACTTTCTTCTTCTTTCTATACTACTTGCTGGAAGATATAGTAGATGCAGCAAGGGTAAGAAGTAGAAGCTGAACAAGAAGGCTATAGCATGACAAGCTAAGCATAGAAGCTTGCCAGAGGCTACAGCACGTTCTAAGTTACTTAATCACCATACCTTCTACCGAGTATTTCTTGTTGAAGGTGTCAGCATCACAGCAGTACACATCCTGCTTGCTCCACTGTATAATATAGTCTCCAGGCTTAGGTACTTGCTTGGGAGAAGTAGCAAAGGTAAGCAGGGTAGAAGAAGCTCCTCTGCCTTTATGCTTGTACTTGTACTCTCCATCTTTCACCTTAGTCACTGTGCCTGTATCTTCTATCATGCAAGCCAGGACTTTGCAAGGTTTGCTTGTATATTCTCTTAACATATATGTCTCCTTGTATCTATAATTTTGAAAGGTAGAACCCTCCAGCGAGTATATATCAAGCTCGCCAGAGGGCTATCTAATCTGTCACTGCTTACGCAGGGGTGATGCTGGTTCCCGTAACTGCTTCTCCAGCGGCATACTGCCACTTGTCCGTAGGTGCAGAACCCTGGGCTACTACAACAAAGTAGTCACCACTATCTTCCATGATATAGCAAGCTCCTGCCTTCTTACCAGAATACAGGGTAATGTTTACTGCATCTTCTGCATCAGCAAGCTTAGCTGCTGTGGTGACGGGGATGGGTAGTGCTGCTACTACGGGCTGAACTGCTACTGACTGGGTATCTCCGATAACGCTCATTATAATTCTCCTTATGCTTAGGTTTATAGAATAGAAGAGAGAAGAGGAACTATTCCTACTTGACTCTCTTTACTTTCTTAGTATTGCTATACTCTCTTAACTCTCTTGTTCTTTCTTATTCTTTCTATCTCTTCTCTGACGCAACCTTATTACAAGCCACCAAGAATACTACATTCTGCATCGACTACTTTTGGCTATCTTATCAGGCCAGCAATAGAAGAAGTAGAGAACCTGTTTCTACTCTTACCTGTCTTGGTCTTCTTGCTTACCCTCCTTCCAGCAGGATTGAATATGTTCCTACCTTGATTACGCCTCTGCGTCTCCTGGACTCCTGTGAGCCACGTACGCCTCGATACAGGATCATTCCATATGGCTATCTTATCTACTTCCTCAGCTCTCCTCTTGGCCTCTATAACGGTCTGTGTGTCGAAGTCCAATCGAGCTACGATCCAGTTGATAGCACCGGCAAGGGCATCCAATCTATCGTCATGCCTCAGACAGTTCCGATCTCTGGAGATCATCTGCATCTGGTGTAATAGCCTGTAGGTGAGCTGTACTTCAATTCCGTATACGCCAACACTCGCAGCATCTGCTTCGATGCAGGAGGGGCTAATAACGAGCCTGTGTGAGGTAAGAAGAGGTTCAAGAGTATCAATAATCCTCAGCTCCTTCTGTCCAGTTTCATAGATCTCCTCGATCTGAACTGGCCATTTCTCCCTGGCAAACAGAGGTTTCATCATATTTGCATGAGCACCATTACCAAAGTTCTTCTCGATACAGACTATGTGCGCTGAGTTGTTTTTAGCCACCCTGACGAGCTTTAGAAGTTTCTCCTCCTCATAGCCCCCAGGTACTCCTCCAACGTCTGCTATGTAGACGTAAGCCCCTATCAATTTGATAATAGCATAAGCCATCTCATCAGCATTCTTACCGCCACCAGCAGGATCAATATACATAATGGTTTGATCCCATGGCCTCATCTCATAAGCATGATCTACTGCTCTTGTCATTTTGAATTTAGAGCCACAGGAGGCGCTCTTATAGGCATTCCTGGCATCATTAGACCAGATTGGTAGGACAGGCCCAAGATCATTACTGAACTCAGCTACGATGAGATTAGACAGCTTTAAAGGGAATCTGTCTGAGTCACTCAGGGTAGTGTTAAGCATGTACTGCAATAGGAACTTAGCCTTGCCTTGAGATATTTCCTTCTCAAGAAGGAGAGTCTCAGTGAACATCTCAGGACAGGTAGGCTTACCTGCATCTCCATCAATACCAGCTCCATACCGTAGGGTAGGATCAAGTATCATATCAGACTTGATCATAGGAGCAAGGTTAGTACCATAGGTATCTTCTTCTTTCTCTGTTGGATAACGTCCAGGCCAGATACGAATCTCATAGCCTCTGGCTACCAGGTTGTTATAGATTGACTCAACTGACTGAGGAGTACCAAGGTAGATGATGTCACCCTCAGCGCAGATAGACTCAAACTCCTTAGTAAGATCTTCAAGCATTTCCCTGGTCACTACTGTTCTTGAGTTCTTCATTGACTCAATATCATCAGCGATGAGTACATCAGCTCGTGATCCCTGGGCATTAGTATCAACACCCATGCACTTGATGCTTGGACTCTTCTCTACTCCTTTGAAGAGCCAGTGAACGTCATAGCCTTCTACTGACTCCCTGTCTCCTGCATTCTTATCTGAACATAGCATCCATAGAAAATCCAGGCCATTCAAGATCTGGATAACAAAGGAAGCTATCTCCTTACTCATCTTACCACCAGCAGAGAAGATAAGAACTCTGAGGTGAGGTTCATGTATTAATCTGAACACTGCATAGATAGCAGTCAGTGTGGTCTTGGCTTGCCCTCGCTGTGCCTGTACCATTCGGTATTTAGGGCCACCAAAGAGCCACTTCAATATGTCAGCCTGTACCCTGTTAAGGTCAGGGTTCCCTCTTATCAACTCCGAGATACAAGTCTGAGCAAAGAGCAAGAAGCCATCCAACGTATTAGGGAAAGCTTCTTGCACCTCAACTAAGGCATTGTGACGGAAGAGTTGATCTTCTCTACCCATCTCACGTCTTGCCACTTATCCTCCTATATTGCTTCCCTTGCATCTCGGAAGTCTACAATCTTACCTGACTGTCGCTTCTTCAATTCATTAAGTCTCTTGCTAAGCTCAGACTGCTCATCATCAGCAGCTACTCTACAAGAGACACCATTGTACTCTACCCACTTCTGCATAGATGAAAGATCTCTGGAGTTGATTACCATGAGAACCTCCTCTATGTCATGACCATCTTCCAGTAGCTGCTCAGCTACCATGATCATCTTACCTGCCTTCATGTTATGGCATCTCGTTATCAGTCCGTGCAACTTCCCGATCTCGTCCTCTGTTGCTGCGTTCTTGTTGCTCATGTGTCACCTCCTTCCAGTCTCTTAGTGTTTCGTTCAAGTTCTCTATTGCTGCTGTGTTCCTTGTCATCTGTTCAGTGAACTTGAGCTGTAGTGCTGCTACCTCCTTTGTTTCTGCCTTGGTAAATTTTAATGTGTTAACATCTGAATACAGGATGACCAAGGCAGATACTATTGGCATAACTACAACAAGGGCACATCCTGTCCATGCACTTGATATATTCAACATTTTCCTCCTTTCTTATAAAGCTTTAATTAAATTCATAGAAACTCTACCACCGTTGCCATTAACAACTGCACCCGATGAGCCAAATTGGTAGACAACAATATTTACTTCATCATCCTTATTAAGTTTAAGGAACCTTACACCACCAGCATCATCCATCTTAGTGTAACCTGGAGCAGGAGAGATGCTTACATTCTCATAGCCAGTAGTAGTCCCATCCCA